ATTCCAGCCTTAATAACGTTTGCAACAAGCGAGCCAGATGTAATGAAATCAGCTACGATTTGCCCGTCAGATGTTATCGCTGTTTCATATGGACCATTGTATCCGTTTTTGGAATATCCAAGTCCGCTGACGTTCCATCTCCATACTTTAACTGCATCATTCAGATTTGGTTTATCCATAATGAGCAGCTCATATGGTTTGCCATCTTTAGCAGCCGAATGCAAAACAACATATCCGCCAGAATTGCCTGTAATCAGTTTTGTCGCGTTGCTTACGGCGTAATTTAAAAGCGATGGAAACCTGTCCACCGCCGTTTTTGTTGAATCGATTTTGTTTTCTACGTCATGCACTTGGTCGGTAAAATTGGATCTTGCGTTGCCAAGCGTTATGCTCGTGTATTTCTCAAGCAATGTATCGTATGTTGTCTTGATCACCTTCGTCTTGATCGACACACCGATTTGCGTATGCTTTACCGTAACTGTGTCGCAAAGTGAGACTCTTTCTAGCAATGCTGAATACTCAGGCTGCTTCCATAAAGGTTCGAAACTGATAGTGATCGTAGGATTCTCTACGCCTAACGGATTATCCTCAATATACTTTTGAGTTTTTTCCCTCAATGTCGATTCGGTAATCTCATCGCCTTCATCGAAAGAATCCGTCATATCCTTTATAAGCGTTTTTCTGTTAATCAAAGCACTTGTGATTGGCAGCGTTTGTTCGCTTAATGTGACAACGTCATCGGTTCCGTCGCCTTTTGAAATAACGGCATACGGCAAAATGTCAGTGTAGACTTCCGAGATGTTGCTGTCATGGTCGAGCTTTGTCAGGTTCTTGCCGTATTCTATCACGACGCCTTTATTGCTACCTCTTCCTTTGTGGTGAATTATATTGAAGTTATCCCATTCAAACTCACCGCCCCACTTGTTTACCAGGCTGCCATAAGTTCCTCCAAGACATGCCCTGACGCTTTGCGGCTTTTTGACCTCGAAGTCTTTTTCTATGGTGTAGTCAGTTCTAAAAGTAAAATTATGAGGCAACACAGTATTTTTAAGAACTGTATCAATAGCCTGTTGTGGCTTAACATTCACAAGCGAAAACGGAAGCACGCCAATATTGATTAGGTCATAAGATATATGCTGAGCATAGATCGTGATTATCCCGTTGATCGGTATGGTAATCCTGTATATCCTGAACGCCTGCGGATCGGATAGGTCGCTTGGCTTTGCTTTTATGATGCGCTCTTTCTTTATCTCATTGTATAGCGGACCATTAAGCGGGTATTTTAGAATGAGCTCGTATACGCCATTTCTTTCTTCGGTCACCAAACAAGATATAGTGTCAGCAAGCACACCTATGCCAAAAGTCGAAAAATTAGTTGCGCTTTCTTTATATAGAATTGGAATCATAAGCTCACCCACCTTGGAATTATCTCAATGCTGGTTATTCCACCACCGAACTCAACACGGTTTTCGCCATGCACAAGTTCAGGAAATCCATCGCCTGTTACCGTGTCGTTTTTCAGCGTCGTGTCGTGATAGTAGTTCATCAGCTCGGAATCGCACTCCGTATAGCCGTTTATCGTTTCAAAGTTCCACACTTTATTGTTTATCGTTAGCGTTCCTTTCCCTCTTCCGTTTATTTTGATGTAAGGCTTAGCCGTGAAATTAAACTCATTTGTAAGAACCACTGCGCCAGAAAATGCCTGCTTTGTAAGCCCAGAAATCAAATATCTCAGTGGCTTGCATGAAAATGATATCGTGAAGACACCTATCTTCATGCATTCGTCAGAGATATCAAGCTTGCTGTTGAACAATGCCTTTCGCATGAATCTGACGTCATAGCTATCCGTTAAATCGTGATATTTATTAGGCTCGGTATAGAGCCAATTCTTCACTTTGGTTAGCTTGTCCGACAATTCAGCAATGGACTTTGCAGGCAAAAAGCAAGTGTATGAAACGTTGACATTGCCAAACCTCCCGTTCGGGCTTATAAGCTCTCCGTCACGGCCAGGGATCGACGTCAAAGTCACATCATATTTTGGAGCAGAATACACGTTTTTGCTTTTGATGCGTATGCCCATGCTCTCGCTAGAAATCCCATTAAAAATAAAATAACTCATGCAAACACCACTCCTTTTCTCTTTGCAAAATTACCTGCAGTCTCCATTATTTCTTCTGTAAGACTTGTCACGTCTTCTTTTGAATAGTTGTTGAAATTCCCAATGCTTAGCTGCAATACCAAGCCGCCTTGATTTGCCTGCGTTCCACTGTTTACTGGGTTAGCAGCACTCGTCACGTTGAAATCGGTAGGTACCTTCCCCATATCTGCGGACAGGCCATCGAAAACGGAATTAAGATTGTTGACCATTCCATTGGCCGAATCAATTACCTCGCCTGCCGTTTCGTCAATTCCGCCAGCCAAGCCTTCCATCAGCATGTCTCCAATCCAAGCCATCTTTTTAGATGGTGAGTGAATGCCAAAGAAGCTCTTAATGCCGTTCCACAAATCCCCTGCCCAATTGCTGACCTTATCCCATATCCACGATGCTAGGCTTTGTATTCCTTCCCATAATCCGCGGACCAGGTTTTTGCCGACTTCGGCCATTTGCGAAAAGCCACTGCCGAATGCGTTCACGATCGAGGAAAGTATCTGCGGAACGGCCTTTACTATCTCAATTATGATCAAAGGCAGGTTTGCTATGAGCGAAGTAAACAGTTCTATGCCAGCCTGAATGATTAAAGGTATGTTATCAATAATCGCCCCAACAACAGAGGTTATAATTTTGGGTATTGCCGTTAATATCATTTCGATTATTTCGGGCAACGCTTGAATGAGCGTGACAAACAGTTTAATGCCTGCGTCGATTATAAGCGGCAGGTTCTCGACTATGGCGTTGATAATTCCGTCAATAATAAGTGGAATAGCCTCTATGATAGCCTCGATTATCTCTGGCAAAGCAGCTATCAAACTGGTAAACAACTGGATGCCTGCCTCTATTATTTGTGGAATCGCCCCGATTACAAAGTTCACAATCGCCGAAATAATCTCAGGCAACGCATCGATTATGATTGGTATCGCATCGATTATCCCTTGAGCCAAACCTTTCACGATTTGGAGAACTGTGCTTAGGAGCATAGGCAAATTGCCTAGAAGCGTTTTGCACACTTCTATCACCGCTTGAACAATTGTCGGTATTAGTTTTGGTAGCGACTTGGCGATGCCAGATGCAAGGCTTGTGATAATCTTTACCGCCACGTTTATGATTAGCGGCAGATTCTTTATCAGTGTATCTACTATCGTAAGCAAGGCATCCATGGCTGCTGGTACCAGATTCGGCAACAAATTAAGCAATGTTTCTAGAACCTGAGAAAACAATTTAGTAACCATCGCCAGCATCATAGGCAGCAAATCGCCCACCGCATCAATTAACGCATCCACTGCCGTCGGCAAAGCTGATATTATGTTTCCGATAATCGGCGTGATATTCTTGACTACAGTCTGAAAGCCTTCAACCACATTGTCGCATAGTGACTGAATATCAGCCTCTGAGTTCCCAAACCCTGTTATTAGGTTTTGCAACGCCGACTCAAGGGAGTTGATTGAACCTGTTATCGTATATTCAGCTTCTTTCGCCGTGGCTCCAGTAATGCCCATTTGCGTCTGGATAATATGGATGGCATCAACGATATCGGCATAAGAATCAATGCTAAGCTCAACGCCTGCTATTTCCGATGCATCGGCAAGCAAACGCTCCATTTCGGTCTTTGTACCACCATACCCAAGTTTAAGGTTATCAAGCATCGTGTAATTTTGTTTAGCAAATCCTTGATAAGCACTTTGGATCATAGACATATCAGTGCCCATTTTATTAGCATTATCAGCCATATCTATGATTGCTTGGTTAGCTTTATTTGCAGCTGCTTCCGTATCTCCATTAAGTGATGCGATAAGGGATGCAGAAAACGAAGTAACTGTTTCCATGTATTCGTTAGCCGAAAGACCTGCGGTTTTATAAGCATTATCGGCATCATTCATAACTTTTTGCTGTGCATTAAGAAGACTGTTGTATTCATCACGTACTTCATCAACCGATTTTCCAATAGACTTTGCATATTCTTCTACGTTTGATGTTTCAGTTCCAAATAAAGTCTTAACGCCGCCGACCAACTGTTCATAATCGGCATAGGCAGAAACTACTTCTTTTCCTAGTTTTACCGCTATTGCAGTTGCTGCAACACCTACAGCCACCATAGCTGCGCCGATGCTCTTCAAGGCAGATCCTAAGCCACTGAACTTGCCTTCCGATTTTTCAGCGGACTTTGCGGCATCCTCGATATCATCGCCCATGTCGTCAGCACTTTTGCCAACGTCGTCCATTTCCTTGCCTGCACTATCAAGAGCCGATGTATTAGCATTCAACTCTTTTTCCATTTTGTTAAGTTCTGCTTGGGCATTGTTCAGTTGTATCTGCCAGTTTTGCGTTCTTCTATCATTCTCGCCGAATGACTCAGCTGCATTAGCAAGAGCCGAACGCAATGTTTCTATCTTTTGCTTTTGCGCCTCGATTGACTTTTGCAAGACTTCGTTTCTTGCAGTCAATGCTTGTACAGAGTTGTCATTTTTATCGAATTGGCTCTCTACCAGCTTCATTTCAGAGCCTAGCACTTTGAAAGACTGATTTATCGATACAAGTGCCGCTTTGAACTCTTTTTCGCCTTCAAGTCCAATCTTCAAACCAAAACTATCTGCCATTTGCGTTCACCTCCTAACTAAATTCCTTCTGGTATAATGTCGTCAATAAAGACCTCTACTTTAGGCTTTGAAAATCCGTGGTATTGCTTGTGGCATTCCCATAGAT